GATCTTCTCTAGCCATTACACACTCTCCCCATTTGGTAGGTCACGTTGTGCTCCAGGGGCACCACCAATCATTCCTGCCATCAAGTCCATGCCACCCATGCCTTGCGGGAAGGCTTGTGTGTCTACTGCATCTTTACTAGCCATCCGTTGCTGCTGGATACCAGCCTGACCGGGTTCTTGCAACTGGCTCTGCCCTGGCAAGAACTGGTTGCCCGTATTCTGCCCTGTAGCCATATCCATCGCGCCTCCTACTGAAGCCGCAACCTGTCCTAGTAGGTCTACTCGCTCCGCAGCAAGCTTCTGCATAACTTGTTGTACCGCAGGAGACTTCATCAGAGCCTCAGCAGCCTGGTCTACTTGCATTTCTAAGGGGTTGTTCACTCCAGCACGTCTCTGGGCCTCATACAGGCTTATAATGCCTGCTTGAAGCAGCCGTACAGCCAGTAATGCTTCACGTTCACGCTCTTCAGGTGCTTCAGCCTTGAGGGTTACGATGTTTTCGTAATAACCACGCACATCTTCAGGCCCAATAGTCTGATCAAAGCTATGAATCTCTGATCGAGCATGTACTGTTAGCTTTCCCTTAGCTTTATTTTCAATAAGCTTGGCAAAATTACCATTACATATCTCAATAGCATGAGCCATTCCATCTGCGACACCCTGAAAGACCAGTCTTCCCATCCCTGCCAGTACTGAGATACCGAAACCAGAGGAAACACCTCTAGGTCGAGCACCTCTGATTACATTCGGGAAGGTAGCCTGCTCTATTTGTGTCTCAATGATGCTGAGTTCTTGCAATAGGTCTGGTGGAACCTGAACCATAGGGCTTGGACGAATCTCTACGCCAGCAGGAACCACGTTCATGCCACTAAAGATCTCATAGTTGTCACGAGCCTTTTCTGCTAGATGCTCAGGACCAATAAAGTCTAGTGTTCGCCATGCAGTGTTACGAATAATGGCTGAATACGCCGTAGTAAGACGAGCATGCTCATCCAATAGGTCATATATACCGCTATATAGCCCGCGATACCGCTCATGTGGTGGCCTATCGTCCCAGTCCAGGGATCGGGCAGGCTGAACTGCTACATAAGGAAAGAATCCATAGCCATGTTCCCCACTTGCTACAACCTCGTTGTTAGCAATGAACACATACCATTTTTCGTCCCAGTATTCTGACCACTGGGCAAGTTCCGTCATTTCTGTTTCATCAGTCCACTCGGGATACATTTGTTTTACATCAGCACAGGCCATGTCATAAGACTCGATAGCCCAACGCGGGCCAATGCGTGATGTATCCCAAACTAAACGGCGAGGGTTTATGTTCTCAGCAATGATGGGGAACTTTATGTTCCGTTGCTCCATAAAATCTTCAAGCGCATCTTTGTACTCTTGAAGATCTTTGTAGTCACTCATCTTTGGTGAGTTAGGCCAACGATCCGCATCCCATGTGGTCTTAAACCATCCGATTCCGTAAGCAAAGGCATGCTTTGCTGCGGTTTGTTTCACAGGGGAGCGTATGTTTAGCCATACTCCGTGATAGAACTTCTTTAGCTTTTCTGCTCGCGCTTTACCTCGAGGTGAACTAAGAGGAACATCAATAGCTGCATTGTTTACATCGACATGGTCTGTTGCCACGTTGATGATTGATGCAGCTTGAGAAGTATGAATAGCATCGAAGCCTTCAGGAGTAGCAATTTCATTACGACCAAAGTAATAGTCGTCTACTTTTTCGCACTCAGCATGAAAGCCTGCAAAATAACTTTCAGTATTGTGTTGCAAGCTTAGTATCTCGTCTAGATCAGGAGGTGACGATTCTTCTAAGACATCTATTGCTGGGATTCTCCCTGCTATTTTATTTACCATAAGAGGAATCTCCCAGTACTAAAAAATTACTCCGCTACGTTCCCAGCGTTCTTCCATGCGTCTAAGCTTGGCGTCTCGCATCATTCTCGCACCTGTTCCCATTTGTCGCTCAGAGGAAGGCATATAGCTCATTCGTCCTGATGATCGAGTACGAACACTCTCAGGACTACCTTCTTCACAAAGTAAAAGAGCCATACCTAGGGCAAAGATTTCATCATCATGCTCACCATCTGGGTGATCAGGACGTGGTTTACCGTTGCCTTTTTTCAAAAACTGAAAAGCCCTGAGTTCTCTAACTAGCGACTGTTCATTAGGAAACGTAACATTATTACGCTCCATTGCAACCGCTAGGCTATTCAACATATGCATACGTGTGGCTTCAGTAAAGATGTATTCCTCTACTGGAAGACCTGCTTCAGCCAGTGCTTGGGAAAAGATATCTCCACCCATACCGGTTGCATCTACTGACACTCGGTCAACACCAAACATCTCACAGGCGTAAATCATACCCTCACGTTGTTGAGTCCAGTCTTCACCAGAGTCCCACGTTTGGTGGTACACACCTTTACGGTCTACTGCATCAAGAATCCATAGAACAGATGCGTCATGCTTACGGCCTAAGTCGATACCTGCTACATAACGAGCACCAGGCATCGGGCCTGAAAACATATCTCCAGCAATACAATTCTCAATATTCTTGAAGAACCCTGCTGTCTCGGACCGTTCAGCCAAGTACATCCGACGCCATGAAGCATCCGTAAGTAGATGCCGTTCTTCTTGTACTTCGTTGTACTGTTCCGCACTCAGGAGCGGATTGTCATAAACCGTACCGTGGAAGTAATCATAATTATCATGACCTGCCGCAGCGTAGTCACACAAACGCCAGAACCAATGGTCACGCCATAGAGCGGGAATACCTTCCCATACTGCACGACCTAAACGATTAGGAGAGTTCACCATAGGACGCATTTTTTCAAATGCACGGTTATGAAGTTCTTGTGCTTCTGTAACCCAAAGAAAATCTAACCCCGCAGTCTGAAGTGAATCAGGATCATGGGCAGACTTTACTTCAATCAATCCCCATGCCCTACCACCTGGCTGACCATTCAGCTCAATCCGTTTGTACTCCTGATTAGGAGGACGGCGCATCCACTCTTTAGGGATAAAGGCCATCAACTCATTCCATACCTGCTCTGATTGTGGGTAGCTTGGTGCAACAATCCAGGCATGGAAAGGCGGTTGCAGTGATGGGTCAGCAGGAGTCTGGACAACTTCAGTCCAGGTTTTTATTAGTTCCCAAAGCGCAACACGACTCTTCCCTAAACGACGAGCTGCTTCGATAACCTTATTCTTAGCAGTAGACTCGTGTACTCGGGCTTGAAAAGGATGTGGTTCGTATAGCTTACTGAGATCTACAGGTATTGGCATAAACTCTAAGCACTATCTATACCGCTGATACCGGCACCACGGATTGCTCCGTTAGAACCATCAGCAGCATTTATGATCTTGAAGTTTCGTAGAAAGTCTTGATAGTCAGCGCCAATAAGCTTTAGCTCATCACCTGCTGCCATAAGCATTCCCATATTGCTTCCTGTATTAGTAGGAGCTACTCCATCAGCACGCCACCGAATAGAGTTTGTTTCGCATTTCAGGATTGCTTGATGCGTAGTAGTAGAAATAGATGTAAACCCAACAGCAGTGTTATCGTCGAGAACAATCGAAAGAACCTGAATTTGTGATGGCATAGAATCCTCCATTACGTATTGCGTAAATCATACACGCAAAAGAAAGCTCCCATCAACGCAATCGATGAGAGCTTCCCTTTACTTACCGTGGATGCACAACTCTAGTTACTGACAGCCTTCGAGTCTCACGGTACTGGCCTACCGGTTATATAGTACTACTATTTATCCTCGCCCAAGATAGGTGCCCGCTTCTTTTTCTCTAGCAATTCGAGCATTAGCTGTTTCAACTTGTTTTTGTAATTTCGTGCTAGCTTTTGCACGAGCCTCATTCTGTGCTGATCTTCCATCAGCCCATTTAGGCAAGTACCATCCTGTTTTCCCATTGACAGTTCTGTATATATGGCCCTTACCAGCTATGGTCTTTCTGTCACCAATCTTTGGCGTACCAGGTTTTGCTTTAGGTACGTCCTTAGGTGGAGCCTTAGGTTTGTCCTTAGGTGGAGCCTTAGGTGGAGCCTTAGGTTTGTCCTTAGGTGCTGACGTAGCAGGCTTAGATGGTAGATACCATCCCTTTACCCCACTAGCATTAGTCCGATACACATGATCTTTACCAGCTATCTTCTTTTTAGCACCGATCGCCGGTGTGGCCTTAGGTGGTGTGGCCTTAGGTGGTGTGGGCTT